CCCGGCGAGCCCTGAAAAACGGGCTTTTCGTAGTACGCATTTGCCATCCCCAGATTCCGGGAATGACAAAGGGTCACGATGAACCCCCGCTTTCGTCATGTCAGCGGAGGTGTTATCTTGATAACCTGATAACAACGTGGTCAGAAGTGCCAGATGTTCCGGCATTTTCCATTCACGTTGTCTGCGCCGAATAACAACATCAGCGCCACGGGTGTGAGGTGCCCAAATACAACTATCTGGAGCATTGAGGGTATCCCCGTAGAGACGAAACTCTACAGGTACATGTGAAAGCACCGTCTGATAAAGCGGTCTATAACACATGGCCGGAATTGGCGCCCTCATAGCCTGCAACTGCACAAGGTTTAGTATCTTGTACAGATGTGGCACTTCACTCACGACCTTTTTCAAGTAATAAGGTCTCGTGTTCATCCCAAGGAAATAATCAGCACCGCAGCTTTCTCGGAAGTTGCCCTCCTTGAAACTTTTTAACGTATTAACGGAGAAACCGAAACACGTGAGCCTCGCAACGACTTCGTCGTAAATGCGATATGGCACGATGATGTCATCCCCGTACACCCTCCACTTTGCGCCTTCGTGACCTCGCTCTCGAAGAATTGAGCGTACTACGGCCGCGAATATCATGGTCTGGAGTGAGAAGGTGAGAGCATTACCCATTGACGAGAACTTTTCTAACCAATGAACAGTTCCGTCCGGCAATAGGATCGTTTTCGCCCTATACCGCTTTAACAGGTCGAACCACGCACTAGGTAGCAACATGCCAACTAAGGCATAACTTATGCTATCTGATGCGGATGACAGATCAATGGTACACGGCGAATTACTGCTTCCACCGGTAATCGACCCTACATAGGCCAGGTTCTTATTAGGTTCCTGGTCACGTAAGTCTAAATTCCACTTGTCCAACAGGCACTGACGTATAAAACCGTCAAAACCTTGCTGGACGTAACCTGTCAAGGATGGTCCTATCTCTATTGTGCGTCTTTCCCAGACGCTTTTTGGGACTGTTGCGTACCGAGCATGGTCGTAATAGGCAACCCGGTTTCCGACGTAGTCACTGCATCCAAGCGATTTTGACCCGGTAATGAATGGGCCAAGCTTGGTGTGCCAAGCAAGCCACTCAACTTCCTCCACGTTGAAACTATACGCAGATGGATTGAG